CGCTTCGACCACGCCATTACGTCGAGTAGGACTAATTTGCTGCTGCGGAGTGAGGCAATCTCTACAGCACCGTGGGCGCCCAATGGTCTTGAGACTTGCGTTGCCAGCACTCTGACAGATCCGGCCGGCGGGCTCAATGCGTTCAAAATCAACTTTAGTGGCAGCAGCGCCTTTGAGCGATGGCAACAGGCAATCACAGTAGTTAACGGAAACACCTATACGCTTTCGGCTTGGGTAAGATCCACCTCGGAAACTGCAGCCTTTAGGCTGCGATTTGGCGGTGGCGTTACGTCTTCAGATTTAACCGCCACAACAACTTGGCAGCGGTACACTTTCACCCTGACCGCTGGCACAACTGCTGGATTTTTTGCGTTTAACGCAGCGTCAACTGGCGTCGCTGCTGAGATTCACGTCTGGGGCGCCCAACTAGAAGCCGGCTCTACTGCTACCGAGTACATCCCCACCACAACAGCGCCTGTCACCGTCAACACCACCGAAAGCCTGGGCCTGCTGGTGGAGGAGCAGAGGACGAACAGCATCCGCAACAACACGATGGTTGGCGCGGTGGCTGGTACGCCGGGGACGTTGCCGACTAATTGGAGCGTTAGTTTAGGAGGTATAGGGACACTTACCCAAACAATTTCTCTTGGAGCATCAGGGGCACTTTCTTACATTGACATTAGATACTCGGGTACAACTTCGAATTCTGGTTTTCGTATTTTTACGGAGACAACTGGGCAAACAACTGGATCAACGGGCCAAGTATGGACAGCTAGTTTATATGCAGCTTTGTTGTCAGGAAGCACGGGGTTGACAAGCCTCTCTTGTGACATTGTGGGACGTTCCAATACTAGTGCAATTGTTGAAACCCCGAGTTCAACTAGTATCATTCCCACAACAACTTTAACTCGTTATGCAGCAATCGGCACCTTAGCTCAAGCTAGTACTGTCAGCGTCCAGCAAGCAATCACCATTAACTACTCAAGTGGAGTGGTAGTTGACTTTACAATCCGCATCGGATTACCCCAGCTAGAGCAGGGTGCATTTGCGACCAGCGTGATATTGACTGATAACACTGCACCACTTGGGAAGACCCGCAACGCGGACGTTGCCAACATCACGGGGGCGAACTTCAGCTCCTGGTATCGGCAGGATGAGGGGACGATGTTTGCAGATGTGCTGCGCTCTTACTCTGGGAATTTTTCTGCATTTCCAAAGATCTTCTCTTTTAACGATGGCACCACTAATAATCTATCGTCAATGTACGGCGTCTCTGGTGGTCAATTCGTAACCAACTTCTCGATCCAGTCTGGCGGGGTGGGGCAAACAGACTACGTTCAGGTATTTACAAATGTTCCTGGCCCAAACCGCATTGCGCAAGCTTTGGCTGTTAATTCATCTACGCTTGCAGCCAACGGAGCACTTACGCTACAGGATAGCTCCGTTGCAATGCCTGTTGGCATAAACCGTGTAAGCATCGGCGCTGATCACGTGTCTCTGGCTCAATGGGGAGGCCACATCCGCCGCCTCACCTTCTTCCCCCAGCGCCTCCCGAACAGCACTTTGCAGGCGATCACCCGATGACGCACTACCTCCGCTTCCCCAACGAATCCACCGGCATGGCTGCGCTGGATGCTGCTGGCCTTACCACCACCAATGAAGACGGCGACACCGTGGTGCTCACCGCCAGCCACACGCACGCGCTAGACGTGGTGGGCGTCATCAGCATTGGCGGCGAATACGACCCCGAGACTGGCGAGGTGCTGACGCCGCCCACCGTGCTTGACGGCTGGCACGTCAACTTCGTCGGTGAGCTGCCTGAAGGGTGGGATCAGTACGTTGTTGCGCCGGGGCATCCGGTGAGGGTATTCGCGTGATCGCCGAAGATACCGGCCTCTACTTAGCCGACTTCGGCGTAAGCGTCGTAGCAGGCTCTGCATCCGGCCTAGGCATCCTCGACATGCCCAGCGAACTAATCGTCGACGGTCAAGTAATCAGCACCGAATACACACTTACTTGCGAATCCGCTAAGTTCGGCGACCTACTCTACGGCTCACAGCTTACCGTAAACGGCGCCGCCTATACCGTACGCGCCAACGTCCTAATTAGCGACGGGGTGTTCACGCAACTGTCCCTACAACGCGACCTGGAAACCACGCACATCACCTCCACCACACCGCTTAGCGCTAACGGTGCTGTGGTCTCGATCGACGACTTGGGCCTAGATCAGCTCAACCCACTGATCAATGGCGGTGCCGCCTCCACCACTTACATTGATGGCAACGACATCAGTGGGGGTACAGCATGAGCACCATCGCCCAGATCCAGCTGCGCACAGACACCGCAGCGGCCTGGACCGCTGCCAACCCCACGCTCCTCTCCGGCGAGATGGGCATCGAGTCCGACACCCGCAAAATCAAGGTCGGCACCGGCTCCACCACCTGGAACGCCCTCCCCTACTTCCTGGCCGGCGTCCACGTCCGCGGCCAAGCCAGCTACGGCAACACCGGCACCGTAAGCATCGCCACCCAAGGCACTTACGTCTCCACCGGCCTCACCGCCACCTTCGACTCCACCACCGCCTACGGCATAAGCCTCGGCACCACCGATCTCTTCGGCCTAAAGAACACGAGCGGCGCAACGCAAATCGTAAGCGTAAGCGCCGCGATAGATGCACATGCTGGTAATAATCAAATCATCGGACTCCGCTTAGCTAAGAACGGTGTAGGCATTACGCAGAGCGAATGTCGCACGTTTAGCCATAGCAATGACTCGCCCCTAATCACCACCTGGCTTGTAAGCATGGCCGCCAACGACGAACTTAGCTTGCAGGTAGCCAACCACAGCGCCACCAGCTCCATTAGCGTCAAGCGTGGCCGTGTAATCATCACGGGAATTAGTCAATGACAACCAAGCGCGAGCAAATCCTTAGCGCGGTGCGGACCACGCTCGTCGGCACCGTTGGCGTTGGCACGCGCATCTACCGCAGCCGCGTCGAGCCGGTGGCACGCGCCGAGAGCGCCGCCCTCATCGTCGAGCCCGTAAGCAACGTGCCGACGCAGAACACATCGCTGCCCACACTCGACCACGTACTAAACATGCGCGTGGTAATCATTGTGCGTGATGCTGTACCCGATCAAGCCGCCGACCCCATAATCGAGTCGATGCACAGCAAACTTGTCGCCGACCTCACCCTAGGCGGACTCTGCTACGACGTACAACCAGGCCCCACCGAATTTACCCTAGAGGCCGCCGACACTCCCGTAGGCGTAATTTTCAACAATTACAGAATCCTCTACCGCACATCGGTAAGCGACCTAAGCATCTAAGGTGCGTCGAGTCCGTAATCGTTGTAAGCCTCGCTGCCTAGCCTGTGCTCTGCATACCACGAGTAGGAGGGCAACCTCCTAGGCACACATGGCACTGACTCGGAAGCGTCTAATCCTCGTGAAAAAGGAGGTGACCTACGGCACCGACAGCTCGCCGGCAGGCACCGACGCGCTGCTGGTGCGCAACCTTGACATCACCCCGATCGAGGCTGATCTCGTCAGCCGCGATCTCATCCGCCCTTACCTCGGCAACAGCCCGCAGCTGCTCGCCAACAGCCGCGTGAGCATCACGTTCCAGGTCGAAATGGCCGGTTCCGGCACCGCTGGTACGGCTCCCCGCTACGGCTCGATTCTCCAGGCGTGCGGCATGAGCGAAACCATCGTCGCTACCACCAGCGTCACCTACGCCCCGGTCAGCGCCGCCTTCGCCAGTGCCACGATCTACTTCAACAACGACGGTGTGCTCCACAAAGCCACCGGCTGCCGTGGCACCTTCACCCTGAACGCAGCCGTGGGCGAGATCCCCACAATCGACTTCACGATGACCGGCGTCTACAACGCACCCACAGACACCGCCGCCCCCGCTGTCACCTACAGCACCCAAGCCAGCCCCCTGGTCTTCAAGCAGGGCAACACCTCGGCGTTCCAGTTCTTCTCCTACGCCGGCTGTCTCCAGTCGGTGAGCTTCGACATTGCCAACAGCACCGTCTACCGCGAACTCGTCGGCTGCACCAAGGAAGTCCTGATCACCGACCGCAAGCCCGCTGGCACGGTCATGATCGAGGCCCCCACCCTGGCCACCAAGGACTACTTCAACCTCGCCCAGACCGAGACGACCGGCAACCTGACCTTCCTGCACGGCACCACCGCCGGCAACCGCGTCACGCTCACCGCCGGCCAGTGCGACATCGCCAACCCCTCCTATGGCGACCAGGACGGCATCCAGATGCTCAACATCCCCTACATCGCCGTCCCAACCACCGCCGGCAACGACGAGGTAAGCCTCGCGTTCACCTGAGCGGCAGCGCACCCCCACACATCCACACCCCCACGCCACTTATGGCCAAGACCTCCGCGCTGCCCACCCCCGACCCCATCCCGGCCGAGGGCGGCAGCTACCTCCTCGACGAGAAAACCGGCAAGTGGCAACTGCTCGACCGCACCGAGCCCGCTAAGCTGGACGCCGCTCAGCCTCAGCTGGACGCTAAGTCGGAAGCTAAGCCGGAAGCTAAGTCGGAAGCTGAGCCGGAAGCGGACACTGCGCCGGCTCAGCTGGACAGTTCCACCGCCGAAGGCTGAGCACCTCAACACACCCGCCTTAGCTAAGCCGCAAGCACCTTCGCTTCCGGCTTAGCTTTTTTGCGCCTATAGTACGAAAGCATCCCATTTACGCCCCTCAACTTATGGCGTTCGTTCGCAAGAAGGTCAAGACCTTCAAGTGGCCTGTAACCATCGAAGAACCCGCTGACGGCGGCACGTTCGACTCCAGCACCTTCGACATCACCTTCAAGCGCCTGGGCCGTAAGGAGTTCGGCAAACT